GGTCTATCACCAGCTATGTAAATGTTTCTACCTCTAAATGGTACGGCAACTGTCTCCATCACCATGCCAGGCAAATTAGTTGCAGTAGCGAGAAATGATGTCCTTCTGACATCAAGTCCTATTGCGATGCCTGGCGGTGGAGTAATCGTGACTCTGAACTGATTCGCACGAGCGCCCCCACCAATCAGGTTTGCTTTAAAATCGTCTATACTTGCCATCTATATTCTCCTACCCTTGAACTTCACTAAACGCTACACCTGTTCGTGTTGCAATAAAGTTAAGTGTTATAAAGTTAATTGATCTAGCAGGTTTGATGAAGATGTCTGCGACAAACTCATTCCTGTCGATAACCTCACCAGTATTGTTAGACGCATCTGCAACAACAGAAAAGTCTGTGATACCTCTTCGTCCTTGAACATCTCTCAAGAAAGGTTCTACCAAACTTCTAAACTGAGCTCTTGTAAATTCATCGTTGAACTCAAAGAGTTGGAACTTAGCAGCGGTTGCGATTGCTTTCTCAAGTAATAAGAACAATCTACGCACGTTGATTCTATCAAACGCACTTGGTTTAGCGAGTGCAGTCTTATCACCGAACAACACGACCCCTTGGCCTGGGAAGTTGACCACTGGATTTATTCTTGCAGTATAGAGTATATCTCTTTCTGCTTTGGTTGGGTTGTAAGAAAGTTTAACTGCACCTCTTACATTACCTCTGTTAAATCCAGCTGGTGAGAAAAATGTGTCTGCAACTCTGTCTGTATTTGCACAAAGTCCAGCAGTGTCACCGTTTAACGGTACAAATCTAAATACATCGTTGTACTTGTCGTACATATATTTGTATGCACTATCAAATACCATGTAAGAAGATGACGGACATAAATCAAACGCATTTTTAACATTTGCAGTTTGTGTTATGTTTGATGCAACATTGACTGTCGCAGACCTGTATGGAGAAACGAAACCAACACAGTCTCGTCTTTTCTCAACAAGGTCTGTGATCATTGTTACATGAGTATCTTGAGATGCTTCGGTATCAGCTGCACCACCACCTGGCCCACCTAATACTAAGTTAACATCTAATGATTCAGTATCTTCAAACTTATCGTATGCAATTTTTAGTTCTCCTGCTGTTACAGCGTAGTCATCTGTTCCACCACCAAACTCAGTCTTGGTTGGAGTATTGACAACACTGTATCCAGATGTTCCAGATTCTAAAACAACTTCACCGTTCTCATCTGTACCACCTGAGTCAGTTGCGTCAAGAACGATGTTGTCTCCAGCATCAGTTGATGAACCGTCTGTTCCGTTTAATATGATAGAACCAGACGCACCGTCTACATCCGTACCCCAGTTATTTCCACCTGATGTGTGATCCATCCAGTAGATAAACTCTGATTGTCTATAGAGAACATCTGCATAGTAATTATTATTACCTTGTGGTGTTTTTGCTTTTGGATTCTTTGATAATCTATCGAATGTCTCCATAACCGCAAGAGTTCTTTGTCCAGCAGTGTCTACATCAAAACCAGTGATATCACCAGTTGTATCATAGACCACTATCATTAATTCATCATCTGTACCTCGACCATTCTGAGTTGCCCATGCACTCGTTCCTGGCCCTGGCTCGTTAGGTGATCCAGCATTTGTTCTTGCAAACAAATCATAGAATCTCCATCTTCTACGAATGAAACTATTGTCAGGTATTGCAATCTTTGTTCCAGAACCATTTGGATCGTCCTTCAGACGAATTGTTAATGTGTTTGTTGTTGCGTTACGAGCTGTTACTTCATATTCATTACCCTCATCACCAGATAAGTGTGTAAAAGAACCAAAGTCTGATGAGGAATCAGAACCAGAGAACGCAATGATATCACCCACGTTTATTGAGAATCCAGCAAGATCCACATCGTCCACAACGATTGTTGTGTCACCGATTGCGGTGGATGAATCATTTACTAGATTGTTTGTTCCTAAGTGTTGTTCGTATGCTAGAGTATTTGCACAGAGTGAAACTCCTATTGAGTTACCATGCGTTCCAGCAGTTCTTGCTGCAAAATCACCAACCGAAGCCTCTCCACTTGAAAATGAACCTAGATAGTGATCAGTATCACGAATCAGTAATCCAGTTGTGTTTGCAGTTGCGTTTAATACACCAGACTCAGCACGAACCACTTTCAGTGAGTCAGAGTATTTTAAAAAGTTAGCGGCAGTAAAAAAGAACTCAAAGTTATTATCATTTGGTTTACCAAATACTTTTACCAACTCTTCTTCTGATGAAATATTTGTTACAGAGGATACAGGCCCTTTTTCAAAAGGCCCACCAATCGCACCAATAGAGGTTGCTACAGCTGGTACTACATTTGTTAAATCAACTTCGTTAACTTGAACGCCTGGAGATACTAGAAAAGCCATATTTTTTTCTCCTTAAATGAAAGATTAATCTATCTTTTAGTGATATTTATAAAAAACCTATTTTGTAAAATGTGATTTATATGTGCATCAACATATAAATAAACTCATGGTAAACAAACATTACGAAAAATACAGCGATACGATTAAGAAAGTTGCGAGAAGAAACTATCGTAAACGTGTCGCATGGTTGAACGAATATCTAGCTGACGAATCCTGTTGTCATTGTGGTGAGAGTGAAAACGTGTGTTTAAAGTTTTATCCTCACGATGTTGAGATTCGTAAACAAACAAAAAGAAAAGGTATGAACACCGATAGTAGAAAAGATGTTATTGAACTTATAGAAAAATCAATAATTGTTTGTTCTAATTGTTGGATTAAACTTGACCATGACTTGATAGATCCTAAGTATCCGTTTCTTTCTTAATTACCAGTTAGAGTCATAACTGCGAACCACTGGGGCCCATCGGGTTCCATATTCATCTGTTATGTTTCCTATATTCTCGTCCTCCAATCCATCGATAACAAAACCAAATGGTGCCATGTCTTGTTCAAGTTGGTCTTGTTGTTCTCTATACATCTGTTGTCTTATGTTGTGGTCAGTTAGTTCCTTGAAATATTGTTGGTCTGTAGTCCAACCAAAGATAAACATACACGCAACCAAGTCATCAGTGCAACCATCATCCGCTTCAAATGATGCACCCTTGACAATAAAGGTGGATAGTTCATTGATACAATCGTAGTCCTCCACGATTAGTTTGTTATCTTCTACCAACTGTTTTAGATTAGAACATCCTATCTTCTTGACCGCCTTTGTGGTTCGTACACCCATCTGAGCCTTACCCCCTGAGAATCCACCACCCAGAACTTGACCAGCACGACCACGCATAGATGCCATAATCATGTTGTCATACTCCATATCATATTGTAGTGCGTTTGCAACCTGTTCTCCGATATCATTGACCTCAACCAATACAAACGCTTGGTTGTATGCTTTTGCGACATGATATATCTTTTGTGGAAAGAGTAAAGGTTTTATCTCATTGTCTCTGTACTTTGCAACTATTCTATATGGAACCTCTGATACATCAAATACAACAAACGCAGAGTAGTCGTTAGATGTTCCCCTTGATACGTCAGCGGTGACTAGATAGGTGCGTTCTTTCTCTGGTTGTTTATATACATCTAACCCTTTATGTGAGTTTTCTGGATTGAGGTACGCAAGTGTTTTTAGTTTATACGGTGAGATAAGTGTATTGATAGAACCCAAGAACTCGCACTCAAACTCTGTGTTGAACTGTGATTCAGATGTATTCTTGATTGTCTCTTTTTTCCATTCCTCATCACGGCCTGGCACTTCACTCCAATGCACCTCTATCGGAATGTAACTATTTCTCTGATTCTCTGCATCAACCCACAACTTGTAAAACATATTCATACCATGCGGTGTGGATACAATCATGACCTTTGTTGTTTTACCAGATGATATTGTAGGATACACCGAACTGAAAAACTGTTCTGCAACATTTGATGGGACGTATGCAAACTCATCTAGGAATATAATATTGTATGAACCACCACGAACCGCACTCGCAGATGTTGATGATGCAAGTATCTTAGAACCATTTTCTAATTCTAAACTACCCTTGTTCCATGACATGACCCCTTGTTGCAACCATTGAGGAAGATGCTCATATGCAAGTTGTAACCTTCCTAAGAGGTCTCTGGCGGTCGCAGCTTTGTTTGCGAGTATCGCAACATTCACGTTTGGATTGAATAAAACATAGTGCAATAGATATGCAATAATCGTTGTTGACTTACCAGATTGTCTTGGAAGTTTGCAAATTGTAAAACGATTTTTATGAAATGTTCCAACCATATCTTTTTGGAAGTCATATAATTTAAAAGGAACCAAACCCTCATCCAAAGAAACAATCTTAATATAATTTTCTATGAAGTACAATGGATTGTCCATGCACTTGGTATATTCTGTGACTTGTTTCTCTGTCCATTCGACAGATACGTTAGCTCTCTTTAGGTTAGGATTACCTAGATAATTATTTCCACTCTGGAGCATTTTTTAAACTCCCTATTTTCTATCCTTCAATACTTTTTGCAACTCTGCGGTTGAACCAACAAACAATGCGTTGGTTACACTTTTAGGTGCGGTGTTGGGAACTTCCTTGAGTCGTTTCATCTTTTCTTGCAAGTCTCCAAGTTTCTCTGTGACCTCTGCAACCTGCTTGATAAGATTACCAGCTACCTCATAGGTTCTGGGGTGGTCTGATTCTCTTGCAATCTCCAGAATACCCTCGATTGCATCTGACCCCCTTTCAATCAAATTGTAAAAGTTCTCTCGTTGATACTTATAGTCTGCGTCAAGATCTTCTAAATTGTCAGACGGTCTTGGAACAACTGTCTTACTACTTGCAATCGATAACTCTTTCTCAACAGGGTCGATGACGCCAAGAGCTTCATCGATAATATTCGTGACCTCTTTCATTACGTCCCAACGCCACTCGTACTATTGTCTGCATCATCATTTCCTGTTTTCGGATTGAAGTCTTTTGCATCCTCAAAGAAAGATGTGGTTTCGTTAAATCCAAAATCATCATCTGCATCAGAGGTTGCTGGTGATGGTGTAACTGTGTATCTTTGCTCTCTCTTTGGAGCTGCGTCTGGTAAATCTGTAAACTGATCCACTTGAACTGTTTTGATAATGTTCTGTGATGTGATAGGCCCATAGAGATAGAACTTAGTTGTAAAAGACAATGTATAGATGATTGCTCGTCTTTCTGTGAACTCACCCTGATAGTTATCCTCGTATGCGACACTATTTAAAACTATCGGTACATCTCTTTTGATGCCCATCTCTGTCATATCTTTTATTGTCAGTGTGTAGTCTGGTTGAAAGAACGGTAGTATCTGTTCAACGATTTGTAGTGCGTCATCAGATTGTTTTGCCATGACGTACAACTCAACGTCCAAGTTATAAGGAACAGGCATATACTGCGAGTCTAGTTTGCCACTATTGTCTGCACTTGATTTGACCTTTCTAAATCTTTGCACACGATTTAATTTTCGAGTCGTGTCGTAAGATAGGTTTTGTATTTCAAATCCTAATCTTGGTAATGTGATTGCGACTTTACTATCCAGACTTGGATCTTGATCTAATCTTCTCAACCACTTTTGTTTTGGCCCATATGCAAGGGGAACCTTCATTGTCTGTATGATGTTTCCACTGTTGTTCTTGCGAACCAGATGTATATTATTAAACAGTGTACCAAACGCCACTATGACGTTTCGCATTGTTTCGTGATAAAATTGTTGTCCTAACATTATGTGCCTCCAGCATCACCAAAAGGATTACTCTCTGAAAAATCCAGAACGTCATCGTCAAGAGAGTCAAACAGTTCATTCTGAGCAGTCTTATCCTGTGAACCTCTAGTTGTGTAATCACCAACGATCACATCTTCTTGTATCAAGTAAGATGCAGTTTCATCGTCAGCTCCAGTTCCTTCAAGTAGAATGTTCTCACCGACTGAGGTTGAGTCGTTTTCAAACAATACATTGTCTCCAGTGTCCGTACTTGATCCATCTGTTCCGTCCAAGAGTAATAACCCTTCTTCGTGTGCGCTATGGAATATTCTGATATTCTCATTGACAGCAGAGGATTGTTCCAAAGTAAACTGTGAGTCAAGAGGATTCTTACTGAGATCATCTTCAATCTCATCAATCTCTGTAATACCAGTATCGATAACTTCTTGACTATATTCAAACTGTCTACATCTTAGTTTGTAAACAGGGTTGTTGTCTAGCTGATGAAATGGATCATCATGATCAACAAAACTTATCTCAAACATTTTTGAGAATGTCGGATGAAAAACTAAATCACCCTCTTGTGGTCTATCTGCATCTGTGGTTGCGGTATCACTCAAAAGATAAAACTCTGTTCCACTTTCCTCTGATAAAATAAAAGAGTCTTTGTCATTCTCCTGTATTATTTTATCTCCAGAGTTTGAACTTGAACTGTCTGTTCCATTCAACTGCACAAAACTTTTTGTCGGTGTATCTAACACCGCAGATAAAGATGATCTTGGTATCGAACCAGCTTCAAGTAAAATTGAACCACCAGTTGAAACTGTTCCATCTTCAAGAGTGATCTGACTATCCATCTCTTGAAATCTTTGCTTGGATACCACAAAGGTTATTTCGTTTCTATTCTCTAATCCAAACTGTGTGATGATTTCTTTTTCACCCTGATAACCACCCTCTGCGTCCTCGACATACATTTCTATCGGGTGTCGGGTTGTGTATTTAGAAAGTGAGTCCTCACCCAGAATACTATCGAGTGCGACTGTGGTTCTGTCCACATAATAAACATCATGACCATAAATCTGTATAGCCTCTTTGACAAGATCACGATATAGATTTTGTTCTGTAGTCAGTGCGGCTACGTTGTTGGTGTGGAACGCTCTGTTGACTGCCATGTTATCCTACCATGTAATCTACTGGTGTTTCAAAAGCAAGTTGTATCTGTTCCTCTAGTCTTTGTATCTCGTCTATCGCTTGTGAATATATGTCTGCACCATTCATTGTAACACCACCCAACATTTGCACACCATTAAATTTAGAAAGATTAGAACCCCACTGTTTTTTGATTAGTGCGGTTGCATATCTTTTGAGATACATATCGTTGTATATGTCTGTATATGAATCTGGGTCTAACTTACGATAACACTCTATAATGATAAAGTCATCAACACTTACATCGTTTGACCAATCCATATCTAAATACAATCTGTTTTGATGTTGATTAAAACGAAGTGGAACCTCACCTGTCAGAATGTGTGATAGGTAATCCAGATGTCTTTGTGTCATTTCATAATGTATGATTGATGTTGATGAAAAATCATACAAGTCGTTTAGCCTTATCTGATATCGTAAATCAAATAGATTATTGGTTGATGAATCATCAAAGGGAAAAACTTGAACAACAGAAACCACCGCATCTGGTATCGGTATAAAACCTTTACCCTCTTGAAAAGTTGCGGTTATTGCACTATCTCTTTTATCCTGTGCGGTGCTTGATTCGTTTTCTAATGCTCTGTCAAGTTCTGCTTGAGTGAACTTATGTTTGAGATACATTTTCTCCACACCGTCATAGTGATACTCTGAGAAATATTGTAATGCTTCGTCTACTCGATCATCCACTTGGTCATCGGATA